ACGAAAAGATCAATTTATTTTTAAAATTAGTTTATGTGAACTTGGTGAATAATAAGATTGAATTATTTGATCAGATGACATCATCGCCTTTAGACTCTCTTAGATCTTTATTTAATAGTACGTTTGGGTCAGGAATACTTCCAAAAGACGAAGAAGAGAAAAATTTAGATTTAGTACGAAAAAAATATATTAATTACTTGATAAGGTATGAAAATAATCCTATTAAATTCTTTGAGGATAGATGTGAACAACTATCATATGATGCAAACAAAATTATTAAAAAAATAGGTAAACTTTACGCAATGGCAGAAGACGATCAACCAATGAATGAGTCAATCATCAATTGGGAATTACATCAACAACTGATGGAAAAAAAATACGGTAAAACTAAAATAGAGACCAAGTTCAATTTCAAAAAATAGATTAACGGGTTCACATATCGGGATTTATTATTATCATTCCAATATGAGACTTTTAATTTTATCAATATCGTTTTTAATGATGTCATTTATTGGTGACCAAAAAATCTATAAAGGTACGGCAACTTACTATGGTCAAAACTATAATGGACGAAGAACCGCATCAGGTGAGATATTCCATAGAGATAGTTTAATTGCTGCCCATAAAACATTCAAATTCGGAACAATAGTTAAGGTTACAAATCTTATAAATGACTCTGTAAGGTATGTGAAAATAAATGATAGATTACCTAAATCTTCTAAACACATAATTGATCTTTCGTATGGTACTGCCAAACAATTAGATTTCATACGTAAAGGTGTTATTCCGGTATCAATTGAGATAGTAGATACTGTCCAAATTAAAAAATAATTTTTTTTATTAGAAAAGTTTTCTTATCTTTGTTCTATGTGGACAACTAAAGAAACTAAAAGAGAATATCGTGGTATTGAAATCGTCAAATATGAAGGTTCCAAAGTAAAAGATTTTTTTAGAAAAAGAGACCCACGAACATTTCAAAGTGGAGATAGTAAGTTCACCAAATGGCATTCCTATGAAGTAAACATTGATGGTGTTAAATACGATTTCAATAGATTGAAGGATGTAAAAGAATTTATTGATTCAAAGTTAAAATGAAAAAACCATGTAAAGAGTGTCCACACTCTATTCGTAATCGTCATAATGATATGATTGTTGAGTTTGGTCGTAGGACTGGTAAACGACATAATTGTCACATGACTGAGGGTAAAAAAGATTTGTGGAATGTTACAGATAAAAAATTAGAATGTTATGGATCAAAGAGAGATAATTTACGGAGTGTGTGATAAGACGGGATCCTGTGACTCCTATTTCGGATTCTTCAAAACCAAAGAAGATGCGGAACACGAAGTTGAAACTCAGGCTAACAGACTTAAGGAAGATTTGGGTATGATGGATATTGATATTCAAAAGGACCGAGCATTAGTTAATGGTAAATTGGTAGTGGTAATTCATTCATACGTATTAAGATGAGAAAGATAGAAACTAAATTTGGAACCTATATGGAAAGAAAAAATGACCCTACAAAATTGACTGGCGATAAGATCAAAGTATTTGTAGAAAGACTGAAAAAAATTGGAATCGAAGTTAAACTTGTAGGTAACTACCCGTGGGTTTATATTGATGAAATCTGTGGTATTAAAGTAAAAGAAAGGTTTGAGGGTAATCATGGGTTTACCTTGATATTTCTACCTGTTAGAAATGACAGTCCACCATCAGAGTTTACGGACATTACGGAAATCTTCAAACTTATACGAAAGTATAGTAGAGAAGCGTTATTAATTCAGATGATGAGGGATTCTGAAAAAGATGGATTGTATGATATTTAAAAAATTATAAAAAATGGAAAATAATAATAGTGTGTGTTATGTTGGAATAATCGGAGAGGTTAAACCAATAGAAGGAGCGGACAACATAGAACAAGCGTTGGTTGGTGGATGGAACGCCATAACTAAAAAAGGTGAATACCAGGTTGGTGATAAGGTTGTTGTTGCAACTACAGATGCGGTGATACCACAAGCATTATCTGACTTGATGGAAGTGACTAACTACCTTCGTAAAGGTCAAAGAGTTCGTACCGTTAAACTTCGTGGGGTCTATTCTGAGTGTTTGTTAATACCATTCAAATACTTAGCACCAAAATCTTTGGAGAACAATGTGAATGAAGGTGATGATATGATGAACATATTGGGTGTTACAAAATATGAACCACCAGTAAAAATGGTTGAAATGAGTGTTGGTGGTAGAAAGTTCAAGTACCACCAAAACCCTAACTTCCACGTTTACTACAAATTCCCTAACCAAAAGAATGTACCTGATATGTTCAATGAGGAGGATGAGGTTGTTATAACTCGTAAGTTACACGGAACCAACGCTCGTTACGGAATAGTTAGAAAGAAAAAACTTTCTTTATTGGATCGTGTCAAAATGTTATTTGGGAACAAATGGGCGGCGTTTGAATACGTTTACGGTTCTCACAATGTGGAAAAGGGTTCTGACTCTCAAGGGTTTTATAATACCGATGTATGGAAGACTATTGCGAACAAATACGGTATAAGAAGTAAAATATGGGATCACGTAAAAGATACTTACCACCCAGAAACCTTAACTGAAGGTGTGGTAATATATGGTGAGATATATGGTGCCGGCATACAAAAAAACTATGAGTATGGTTTAACTGATGTTAAGTTTGTTGGTTTTGATGTTGAGGTTGACGGGGAATACCAACCATACATAAATGAAACCGTACATTTCGATTGTTTAGATTTACCTAAAGTTGAATTGTTGTACCAAGGTAATTGGGATAAAGAAGAACAAGATAGATACGTCTTCGGTAACTTTATAGAAGGAACTAAAGTACCACACGAAGGTATAGTTGTTAAATCCGTTACTGGTGATCGTAGAAAGGTTTCTAAAGTTATCAACCCTGATTACTTGATCTATGGTGAAAAAAATAACGTAGGTGACTCCCATTAACTTGATGGGATCACTTTTTTTTCTTATTATTAAAAAAAAAATAACAAATGCCTTATATTAGAATTGATGTTGATTTAGATGATGTTTATAATGAAATGGATCGTCACGACAAAAGAACGATAGCTGAATGGTTATATGATGACGGTATTTTACAATCACATACGAACCCTGAAATTAGGAAAGTTGTTAGGGGGGATGATGAATCCCAAGGTGAAAAAGAATTAAGGGACAATTTAAGTAAGATATGGAAATCATATTACCAATTGTCAAATGAAGAAGAAGAAATTATTAAAAAAATATCAAGTAGGTTTTAATGAAACATGAATTAAATACATTTGCATTCTTTTCGAAGAACCTTTTATTCTACGCCATTATGATATGGATAGAGAATGATTATAACCCACTTAATTGGTGGATATTTAGCGGGTTCTTTCAGATTGTAATAACTATAATTTTTGAATTATATATACTAGGAACATCATTAGAAGAAAAAGAAAAATAAAATGGGAATAAAGAAAATTAAAAAAGAAAACGACACAATTAACATTAGTTTAATTGATTTAATGGGTAATTTAGATACTAGCGACACTAAAAAGTATACTCAATTCTTGGTTAAAGTCCTTAAAAAAAATTACGATGAGGATATTAAATACATGATAAAAGATGATTCAAGTAGTAGAAGAAAAATTGATGAGATTTTAGGTGATGATAGTTTTAATAGTTGGTTAACAAAAAGATTGATTAGTCAATTATATGGGTGGGATGAAATGAATTTATTTGTTGATTTTTGCGACTACATGGAAAGAGGATTAATTAATGAAAAAGACATTAGTAAATACGATAGTTGGGACATGGTTGCAAGTGAAGTATATCAAGCTAAGAACCGTGATTTATTTAAAAAAGCAAAAAAAGAAGTTAAAGTTGTTTATGAGGATGATCAATATACTTGTATTAAACCGTTAACATATGAGGCATCGGTATCATATGGTTATCAAACTAGATGGTGTACCGCTTCAGTTCAGGAACCTAGTTACTTTTATAATCACTCAAGAGATGGTGTACTTGTATACTTAATTGATAAAATTAATAATGTAAAATTTGGATTTTACCACGATCAAAATCAAATTCAAATTTACAACCAAAAAGACAACAGAGTGGATTCAATGGAAACGGATCTTCCGTTAGAATTATTACATAAGTTGGTTAGTGAAATGAAATCTGATGCTAAAGACAAAAATTTTAACTACAAGTTATTTAGTGAAAGTGAATTGGAAAAAATGAGAAAATATAGACGTGATGACCATTATCCAGAAATAGGTCCAATGAATGAAATGTTAACGGAAGGACCAATGGGATTAACAGGAGGACATGGGCCAATTGGAGAAATGATGGTGGAGGAACCTACAAATGAAGATATAATGATACATACGGGTCTTCGTAATGATATTATAGAAGATATGAGAGAAAGAGTTCACAGATTTAGACCTGTAAATCCAATTGAGATTGGTGATGAATTACCATAATTTTAAAAAATTATAATATGGATGAATTAAATAAAAATATTGAAAAAATGTATTTGAGAATAAACGGTGAAGTGACAGATCGTGAAATGCCACCACCTCCACCAAAAAAAGGTAAAACTAAAACATTTACAATTGATGAAGATCAGGTTAAAAAATTAGAGGAATGGCAATCACACATAAAAGCAATATATGGGTCTTATGGTGGATATGAATACCGATTCTCAAGTAATGGTATTGGGACAATAGTTACGGTCTATAGTGAATTAGCCGACATTGAATTAGATCTAACTGATGTAGATAGTTGGTAAAAAAACTTGACATCACTAAAAATATTACTTATACTTTCATACACAAAACATTTATTATGAACATTAAACAGGCACTTAAGTTAAAAAACAAATTGATCAAATCAATTGCTGACAACACAAAACTACTTCAACAATATAATACGGTTGAGGTTGGAAACCCAAGACCATACTCTCCAACAATTTTGTTAGGTAGTATTACAAAAACAACAACCGAGTTGGTTGAATTGAAATCTAAACTTCACAGAGCAAACGCTCCGATGTTTGAAAAGATTTTTGAAATGTCAGAATTGAAATCAACAATCAAGGCAGTGCAAAAGTTAGAATGTACTGAAGGTAAGTCAAATAGAGATCGTTACCGAATGGAAAGTGAATTGGTTCTAACATCTGAAATTTCTTTGGTTGATAGAAATGAATTCATTAAAAAATTGGAAGATAGAATTGAACAAATCCAAGACGAAATGGATGTATTCAATTCAAATACAGAAATATAATTTGTGAATAAGATTAAAGTTAAACTGTTTTCTACTTATGGTCTGCTTTAGATAGGTGAATGATTCTGATGATGTAATGGTCCCAAACTCAATATTCAACTTTTGAAAATTCATTACCCTTAAAAACTTAAAATTCGTTAATCTTTCGGTTTTTAATCTTTGAAACAAATTATACTAAACCCTCACTTCGGTGGGGGTTTTTTATTTTATAATATATTTATAGTAAAAACATTTCATGGAGGATAATAAAATTATAATTGAGGAGTTAGGTAGGATTAAAAACCTTATGGGTTACGATCGTTCTAAAACCTTAAACGAAAATATTAATGAAGCCGATGGTATTGTTGATAAGGTATATAGATGGTTATTACCTTCAGGTGATATTGTTAAAGGTACAGATATTAAGGGTAAAATACCTAAAGGGTCAAAATTACTTAATGGTGTTAACGCAGAAAAGGCGGTTAATGTTGCTGGAGGGGCAACAACTGCGTCATCACTTGTTGGTGGAGAAACTGCAGCGGTTGCTGGAGCTGAAGTTGCCGCGGTAGGTGGTGTTGAAGCCGCAACCGTAGGAACAACCGCAGTTGCTGGTGAAGCCGCAACAGGTACGTTTTTAGGTTTAGGTCCTGTTGGTTGGACTGTACTTGGTGTTGCGGGTATTGCGGCATTAGGTATGTGGGGTTTAACTAAAGATGATGATATGGGGATGATCACAAGATTGTTTGATATGTGTAAAACAAGTCCTGATAGAAAAAAATGGAAAAGATTTTTGGGGGATGATGAAGCTAAAAAACTTTCAGGTAAATTATTCCACGCAATGGAGGGGTTAGGTACAAATGAAGATGTGGTTTATAAAGTATTTGGATCATTAAAAAGTCCTGCTGATTTTTGTAAGGTTAGTGAAATATATGAAAAATCATTTGGTGAGTCCTTATTAGAAGGACTAGATAGTGATTTTGATTATGGTTGGGAACCAATTGCAACATCTTTAGTTGATATGACTAAAAATTACGCTCAATCTGAGGCGGAAGATTATTGTAAAAAAAATCCTGAAGAATGTGCTAAAAAATTGGAGGAATATTGTAGTAAAAATCCTAAAGATGAAAAATGTAAAGATGTTACCAAAGTTGGTGGTGGAGGTGAAGAGATTGATGACATTACCTACAAAACTTGTGATGGGACATATAATCTTGGATGTAAAGATGATGAAGATGATGAGGTTTATGCATTACAATCTTGTTTAGGTGTAAATAAAAGTGGTGAATTTGACAAAAAAACTGAGGAAGCATTGAAAATAAAAACAGGAAAAACATCAATCACGAAACGAGAAATTTGGGCGTTATGTGATGAGTTTAATCGAAATAATTAAAATAAAATTAATACTTAAACCCCATCTTTAACAGGTGGGGTTTTTTTGTGCTAACTGAATGTTATGAGTATTAGTTAATCGCTAAATAACATACAATACGTTGATTTAACTTGTAATTTGAAGTATCTATTGGTGTAATAAAATTATAAAAATAGAGTATGAAAAAAATTTACGCAAGTATTGTAATGTTAATGTTTGTTTTCTTAACAAACGCACAAAGTCAGTTTTGGACTGTTACTGACTACAAGGGGGCTTTTCCTGTGACCGATAATACACCACAGACAGATTGGACTTATGGGTGGTCTAACTTTGATCCTGAGAATACAAATTACCCGGCAACACAAACAACAATAAGTTCTGATATCACAACAAACACAACCTTATCTGGTGTAGTCTTATTACAGAATAAGATATATGTGAAAAATGGTGCAACACTTACAATCCAACCCGGAACAATAATTAGAGGTGACTATTCAACACAAGGAACTTTAATTGTTACGAGAGGATGTAAATTAATTGCTGAAGGAACACAACAATTACCAATCGTATTCACTTCAAATAATTCAGTTGGAAATAGATCTGAAGGTGATTGGGGTGGAGTTGTTATTTTAGGTAACGGAGTTAATAACCAACCTGGTGGTGTTGCAAATATTGAAGGTATTGTACCAACACCTGATACTGAATTTGGTGGAAGTAATGATATGGATAATTCAGGTTCATTAAAATATGTAAGAATTGAATTTGGTGGTATTCCTTTATCACCTAATAAAGAAATTAATGGTATTACTTTTGGTTCGGTTGGATCAGGAACACAAGTAGATTATATCCAGGTTAGTTATTCGGGTGATGATTCATTTGAATGGTTTGGAGGAACGGTTAACTGTAAACATTTAATATCATATTCAACAACTGATGATGATTTTGATACTGACTTTGGTTATAGAGGTAATGTTCAGTTTGGGTTATCAATTCGAAATGAAAATTTGTCAGACGCCGCAGGTGACTCAAATTGTTTCGAATCTGACAATGACGCACAAGGTAGTGTGGCTTTACCACAAACTGCACCTATTTTTTCTAACTTCACACTTGTTGGGGCTAAAGGTGATGGTAACGTTGTTTTACCTATGGGTGAAAAATTTGAGAAAGCATTTAGAATTAGAAGAAACTCAGCGGTTTCAGTATTTAACACTCTTGTTGTTGGATGGGAAAAAGGTTTATCGTTAGAAGGAACGTCAGTTGAGGATAACGTATTAGGAGATACACTATCTTTCAATAGTAATGTACTTTGTGAAATACCAACAAATTGTTTGGTTACAACACCAGGGTTTTTAAACGCATATTTTTCAAATAACAATAACGATTCATTAACAACAATTAATCAAATTAATTGGGTTAATATTTTTGTCCCTAATGGGGTAACTCCTGATTGTAGATTAGATAGTACATCGGTTGTTGCGACAGGTGCGGACTTCACAAATGATAAATTCGGTGATTTAACTAATAGTATTAGTGAAACAATCAAAACATCGTTTAAAGTATTCCCTAACCCAACAGAAGGTTTAATCAGTATTGATTCTGATAAAAAATCTTTAAATTTTGTAATCTACAATTCATTGGGTAAAGTTGTAAAACAAAACAATACAGACTTATCGGATTTGGAAAATGGTATTTATATCATCAATGCTGATGGTCATACGGAAAAAGTTATAGTTAAAAAATAATAGGAATGAAATTTTTATTGACGTTATTATTGGTACTACCAATACAATTATTAGCTCAACCATCTGAGACATTTAAAAAAGACTCAGTTAGAAATGTTGAGGGGGTTACAGTTACCTTTAAAATTAATAAAGAATCAACAACAGAACTTGTAAAACTACAAAGAAATAGTGTTACATCTGTAGACGGAATTAACGCAGAGACCTTTAAGAGAACACCAGACTCTAAGGTCTCTGATGTTTTTAAACGTGTAAGTGGGATAAGTGTTGTGGATAATAAGTTCGTGGTTGTGAGGGGTCTTAATGATAGATATAACTTCGCATTATTGAACGGACTACCTTTACCAAGTTCGGAATCAGATAAGAGATCTTTTTCATTTGATATATTCCCATCAAACATGATTGATAATCTAATGGTAATGAAGACTGCTAGCCCTGATTTACCTGGTGAGTTTGCCGGTGGTATAATTGATATCAATACTTCCGAACCTAAAAATGAAAATACTCATACAATACAGATTGGTGGATCACATAATACAATTGCAACATTTAGGAATTTTAAAACATATGATGTTGAATCTAGAGGGTTACCAAATATTAACGGAACTATTGATTTCCAAAACTTATCAAAACAAGAAAGGTCTGAGGTTGCAAAACTAATGGATTTTACTTGGTCAACTAAAGATAGACTTGCGTTACCTAACCCATCTATTCAATATACATTAAGTAGAAACATTAAATTAAAAAAGAAACAAACGTTAAGTTTCATTTTAACATATAACTACCAAAACAACTTCAACTATAATAATATTGTTAGAAGAGAGTTTGAGGAACAAGCGACAGGTGTGGTTAAGAAAATGGAACTAAATGATTCTGTCTTTACTCAGAGTGTTTTGAATAGTGGTATGTTAAATTTGGTTTATAAGATTAATGAAAACAACACCATCAAGTTTAAGAACATTTATTCCGTAAATTCTGAAGATAAGGTTAACGTTAGAAATGGTGTAAGAGAATTGGATAGTGATCCAAGACAATGGGAAAAGTCTACAAATTTTTGGTATACTCAAAATAACTTTTTAACTAATCAATTACTTGGGATCCACACGATAAAAGAAAATAAATTTAATTGGAGTGTTGGTTATAGTAATGTTAAAAGAGACATACCAAACCTAAGGAGAGTAGTTTATAGAAAATACTCTTTAAATGAGGATGATCCAACAGAACAATATGTTGCCGTGGTTCAACAGAATGGTACCATACCAACGGCAGCCGGTAATATGTTTTGGTCCGAATCAGATGAAAAAATTATAAGCGCTAGATATGATCTAACAATTCCATTTAAAGAGGTTAATTCAATTAAAATCGGTGGATGGAATCAATTTAGAATGAAAGACTTTCAATCAAGAAACTTTGGGTTTTCACAATATAAACCAAACGGTAGTACCTTTAATAGTAACTTACTTTTATTACCTATGGATCAAATATTTTCTATTGAGAATATGGGTCTTTTGAGTAATGGTCAGGGTGGTTTTAAATTAGATGAAGCAACCAAAGTGGATGATAGTTATAATGCGAATTCATTATTAAACTCTTTCTACACTATGGTTGATTACAAATTAGATAAGTGGAGATTTACGGGTGGAGTTAGATTAGAATCTTACAATCAAAACTTTAACTACATTGAATTTGGGAGTAACCTAAATAGAAACATTGATACCACTGTGATTGATTTATTACCTTCGGTTAATATAATTTATAACTTCAATAAAAAAATGAAGTTAAGAGGAAGTATTAGTCAAACGGTATCAAGACCTGAGTTTAGGGAGTTGGCTCCATTTAACTTCTATAACTTTATATTAGATAATATTACATCAGGTAATCCATACTTAAAAAGAACTAAGATAACTAATTGTGATATTAGATATGAAGTTTATCCTGGTAGTGGTCAGATTATAAGTTTGTCAGGATTTTACAAAAACTTTGATAATCCTATTGAAACTATAAATAGGACTGGAACATCAGGAGCACCTGAGTTATACTTTTCAAACATAGATAGATCACAAAGTTTTGGTGGTGAGTTAGAATTTAGATTTAAATTAGGGTTTTTATCTAAAGTTGAAAATCATAAGTTATGGGATCAACTTACACTTTATAGTAATGTATCTTTAATAAAATCTGTGGTTAACATGGATGAGGTTATAGGTGCGGGGGGTAACAGACCATTACAAGGTCAATCACCATACATCATTAATTCAGGGTTATTTTACACGAATAAAAAAGAAGATTTTAATATGACATTATCATATAATGTTATTGGACCTAGAATATATATTGTTGGTAATCAACAAGAACCTAGTGTTTGGGAAAACGGTAGAAATGTTATTGACCTCCAACTATCAAAAACTTATAAAAAGTTTGAATTAAAATTAAACATAAAAGATATATTAGCACAAAAACTTATATACTTTCAAGACCTAAATGGTAATCAAAAATATGACACAGAAGATAATAGGTGGCAAGAGATTACTTTTGGTCAAACGGTTTCACTATCGGTTAGATATAAGTTTTAAAAATTAACCCCATTTTCAACAGATGGGGTTTTTTATTTAAAATTAATTTACTATTTTTGTACTATGGTAGGACTTATACTTTTTTTACTGATAATAATGGTCTCGGCTTTTATTAGGAAAGTCAATAAAGATAAGGACCACCCTTTTAATAAATTCTTAAATGATAGGAAAGAATAAAAAAATAGTTATAAAAAATTTTTTGGATACTCATTACAGTGATTTAGTGTGTAGCCCAAAAAATCTTTGTTATCATAAAGAGGGTGAAGTATATTTTGAGTTCCAACCTAAAGAAGAAATAATATTTCTTAATTGGATAAAAATGGTGAAACCATTAATTGGAACATTTAATATTAATGACAACGATCCTGAAATATTAAGTGAGTTGTATAATATTATGGAGGAATGGTTTAAAGAAGAATATAATGTGGTTGGATCAATAACATAAAAAAAATGAAAGTATTATTTTTAGATAACGATGGTGTAATTTGTCTCTCTAATAATTGGGGCGGACGAAAGAAAAAATGGGCAAAATACCGTTCAGCAAATCCTGATTCATCACCAAATGTGAAGGAAGCACCTGTTGAATATCGTTTTGATGATTTTGATAAGAAGGCTATCAAGTTATTAAATGAGATTGTTGAAGAAACAGGATGTGAAATTGTTGTAAGTTCAGATTGGAAACTACACGCTACACTTGAAGAACTTGGTGATTACTACGAAAGTCAAGGTATTACTAAACGACCAATTGCGTTAACGCCAAACATTCAGAATTGTACTGCACATAGTGATTTATTTATATGGTCACCACGATGGGAGTTAGAACAAACACGAACCGTTGAGATTCAACAATACCTACACGATCATCCTGAGGTTACTCACTGGGTTTCAGTTGATGACCTTGATATGGGTAAGAATGGCGAACCTTGGAAAGATGATTGGGCAATTAGTAATTTCGTTTTAACTCCAAAGTCTAATGAGGGACTTAAACAATGTGGGGTTAAAGAAAAGATTATTAAATTTTTGAAAGATGAATAAAGAAGAAATGGATAAGTTTTTGGAATCGATAGGTGGTCTTGAGAATGGATATTATTCAGATAGACCACCTATTAAGGGGTCTGGGTTCTTTAGTGTTGGTGTTGGGTGGTATCCGTTAATTAAGGATCTAATAAGTGATCTAATAGAGTTAGGTTGGGACAAACAAACTTGTCAGGTTAAAGAAAAGTTTGGTGGATTAAGATTTTATATTAATGGTGCTTCAGATGGGGTACATAAAAGAATAGGGGTTGCGGAGAAACTAAGTTATGAAACTTGTGAGACCTGTGGAGAAAAGGGAGAATTAAGAACAAATATAGGTTGGTACACAACATTATGTGATAAACACTATGAAGAACATAAATCAAATATTCAAAAATAATAAACATCTGATGGATGAACCTGAAGTTCAGGAACTTGTTGATTATACAAGAGAACTTGAGGAAATGGTACTTCAAAGAAAGATTGAAGATTCATACGATAAGGAACATATGTTAAAAACCATGTTATCTGACATACTAACAAGTTGTCGTGATATGGAAGAAACGAATAAAATGTCTGAAAGATATCCTGATATGTATGAGAAATCTGATGCCGAATCTTTAGTTAAAAATTTAAAGAATTATATTATGGATATGAATTATAAGAATAATTTAAGAATATGAATAAGATAACGTTGAGTGAGAATTGTTTTGGTGTTGATGTAGAGATAGATGATGAATCTTTATTTACTCACGAATATGAAAAAAGAACTCCTGAGTATGTTAGTGATCTACAGGATAAAATGATTGATTATTTAAAAGTAATAAAAAATAAATTAAGTATGAATGATTGGGGTGAAATTGCCCAAATGATTATAGATAAAGGTGATGAGTTTGAGTATGACGTTGAAAATTCAATGGACTACCAACCTTGTGATCAATGTGGTAATTGGAATCATAATCATATATATAACAGAAAGAAAAATGACTAGAGTAAAATTATTTGTAATTGATGAAAAACCATATCTTGGATCAACTGAAGAGATATTTGTTGGAGATGAGGCAATTGTAACCGTGAACGGACAATACCCAATGATTGTTAAATGTGAGAACGAGATCGTATTAAATTTGATTAAGGATCCTAAATTAACTTTAACTAGAAGTTTTAAGATCCATACTAAACCTGAGAGATTGAATTTAACTCCGGAAGATATTGATAAAATATTATCGGTAGACGAAGGTGTGTGTGAAGTTGAAATGGTTAATGGTGGCATCAAATTTGTATAAACATCTATTATGCAAAAATTAGAAAGTATTATACAAATCACATCAATGTTATTAACATTTGTTTTATTAACCATTCATATGGTTGTGGCAAAAATAAAATCCGAAAAATAATTTATTTATCCGTTTAAATTTCATATCTTTGATAAAAAATAAGATATGATAAAAAAGGCCGAAATATTAAGTCAGGAATTTAAAGTAACATTTGCTCAAGATGCGGATTGTAATTCTACTGAAGATCAGTTCTTAACAATCAAAACCGATAATGGTGGAGGTGGGGATTTCTACGTCATTGAAACAGAAAGATGGGCTTTTGATTCAATTGATGAGTTAGTTGAGTTAATCAATAAGTTCAAAGAGAAACACGAAAAAATCAAAGAAGAAAATTTATGAGAAAATTAATTTTAATTATGTTATTGGTCTTAACTGCCTGTACATATAAAGAATATAAATACGAAATTCATGGTAAAGTATACGTACCAACATCAGGACCAAACCCAATGCACGATGCAATATGGTTTACCGACACAATTAGTTTTGACGGAGACACAATATATTACTTCAATAGTGATGGTTCTGAAGTAAGAATTAAACCACCATATATTTTAAAAGAACACAAGAAATGAAAATAGGAATAACTTGTTCTTGCTTTGATTTATTTCATGCAGGACACGTAAAAATGTTAGAAGAGGCAAAAACACAATGTGATTATTTAATTATCGCATTACAAACAGATCCAACAATTGATAGACCTGAAAAGAATAAACCAATACAATCAGTAGTTGAAAGATATGTTCAATTAAAAGGTTGTAAATTCGTTGACGAGATCATACCGTATGAAACTGAAAAAGATTTAGAAGACATTTTCAAGACATTAAAATTAGATGTGAGAATCATTGGTGAAGATTATAAGGGTAAGGATTTTACCGCAAAACAAATATGTTTAGATAGAAGTATTGTACTATACTACAACGAAAGAAAACACAATTTCTCAAGTACTGAACTTAAAAAAAGAATTAATGGAGGTAAAAAATGAAAGAGAAAGATTTAGAAATAATATTGGTTGGTTTACTTGGAACTGTCGCAATAGTTTTGTATATTTTGAATTACGTAATACAATAAAAGATAAATGAAGTAGATGTTTAAAGTAGAAAGGTTAGGAACATGGGGAGTCATCATACTAACAATGATTTATTTGATAGTTATAAACACATTTTTTGAATATGTTATAAACAGAGAAATAAATTCAGTAATCCAAATCGTGGCGGTATTAGTAGCTTTAGCTTACACGGTTTTCACATTAAAGCTAATAATTAATTTAGTTTATAATATTATAAAAAAAGAAGAAGAAAATGATTAGTACATTAATTTTTATTACAGGTTTAATTGCGGCAATCCTCATTGCATTAAAAACACGAGGAACTATGTTTAAAGTTGAAGCAGACCGATGGGGAGACAACAGAGAAACATTTCAAACAAGTTGGTTAATCAAACCTATCGGGGTTTTTGTGTTCAGTTTAATTTTATCAATGATCCAACCATTTGCCCTTGAGAAAGTGGATAGTGGGTACAAAGGATTAAAAGTTAGTTTGGTTGGATCTCAACGTGGGGTAACAAACTACCAGTACAAAACAGGATGGGTGGTTTATAATACTTGGACAGAACAAATGTTAGAGTTTCCTACGTTCCAACAACACATTGAGTATGATGACCAACAAGTAATTACAAAAGGTGGATTCCCAGCAACTATTAAACCAACATTTAACTACTCTTTGAAAGAGGCAAATATTGGAGATATGTTCGTGAATTTACGATTGGATGTAAAACAAGTTGAACAAGGATGGTTGAAAAACGCGATCATCGGAGCCGTGAATGACGTGGCTAACACTTGGGAAGTTGATAGTATCTTTGGACACAGACAAGCATTTGAAGCATCAATCGTTGCTGAGTGTAATGTGAGGTTATCTAAATGGTTTAACGTATCACAATTACGTACCAACATCACACCACCTGAAGCGTTACAGGAATCTATTATTGCTAAAACAAAGGCGATCCAACAAGCTGAGGCTTCTGAACAACAAGCGTTAACTGCAATTGCTGAAGGTAAACGTAAAGTTGCGGTGGCTCGAGCTGACTCTGCGGAAATGATCATTAATGCTTATGCTGCGGCACAAGCAATCAAGATTAAACAAAATCAGATTACTCCAATGTATATTGAGTATTTGAAAGCACAGGCTTGGGATGGGAAATTACCAACAACAATGGCAGGTAGTAGTGGAATGTTTTTGAACTTAAATAAAAACTAATTAATATGCAGACATTAGTTTTTAATACGAGAACAAAAACGGTTCAATTGTTGGATGGTCGTAGAGAAGGATCTAATACTATTGAATATTTTGAAAATGTACCGACAGTGAAAATTGAACAAGGGTATTATGAAGTCATGAAAAAAATGGATGAGGAATCTACCACAGTTATTCCTGTCTTAAGAGTACCAATTTCAAACACAAACATGGTTATTATTAAATAATCAAACTTATTTTAGTAGAAACCCCAATCTTAGGTTGGGGTTTTTTATTTTAAAATTTGTATTTATATAAAAAACAACTATATGAGAAACTACGTGGACTTATCATCTTATTATCCCACTGAGATTAATTTCGGTAAATACAATTTAATACAAACTACCGGTAAAATGGTGTCGGCTCAGAATATAATAAACTTCTATGGGAAGGGTAATTTTGTTAATGAGTTTCCAACACAATACACTCTTAGAAGAAATCAAAATGAATATGTAATGGATAGTGGACCATTTGAAATGGTAACAAATAAAAATTTTTTAGATAACGTTAATGGTGATGTATTAATAGTTGGTTTAGGTATTGGTTTAA